CGTAATGACATTTCTATTACGTTCTAATGTAATGATCTTTTGAATACGTCCGGACGTAATGAGAAGTTAACTACGAACACACGTAATGATCTTCCGCATACGATCCGCTGCCGTTCGCCCTGGCTAATGCGTATCCGTTTACTACATATTCGGAAAGTGCCTTTGAACGGATCTCCAAAATCCTGCGCGTAACCTTTTCCTGTGTCCTATATGATCAAGGCACAAAAAAGGGAGGCGAGTGCCTCCCTTGATTCTGTATGTGTTACCTGTTTACAAACTTCCTGCTCCGGTGATCCGTGCGACACATTCAGAAGGCACTTGGTAGTTGTTTACTTTACCGTAAACCCAAAACTCGTTTTTCCATTCGTGCATCACACGTGTTCCTGCCTTGATGAAGATTGGATAACCGGAGGAGCGAGCAATACGAACGTCCTTGATAGTTACGTACACGTGTTCCTGTGCTTCAATGTGTTCGATCGCTTGCTTCACCATTTCGCAACGCTCCTCAATTCCGTATCCGGTCAGTGAATCGTCCGTAAGAGTGGCGTAACCGTTCACATCGATTTTCCGGAGGCGATCAAGAAGGTTCTGGAATGCTTCCTCAGTGTATCCGAGTGCCTTGCGTTCGTTGTCTCGCTTGTCAGACGTTGCGACCAAGTGCCGGAACATTTCGAGGCGAGTAGGAACGTGATTGCCAACGTCAGAAGGGAAGACACACGGACGTCCGTATGCGTATTCCATTGCTGTGATCACGGCGCGTGCTTCCTCGACAGATCGAGGAGGGTTAGAACCGAGGAGGGTGATAAGTGCCGTCTGTATTGATATGCTCATTGTGTTAGTAGTGCGTCACTTATCTTGATCCGAAATAGTTAACTGTCAATGCCAGGATTTTGTGTGCGGATTCTGGATACACGATCAAAGCGATCTTGGCCGGTCTTGCGTAGTTGTTTACTACATACGTACGTAATTATTTTTTAACTACGTGTGTAGTTGGATCTTACTTACGTCCGGCAGCTGAGGCCAGGCGTACGTGATCAGCACGTGCCGGAGTGCGTGCGTAATGCGTGCGTGTACCTACCTACCTACCTACCAAGGCACAAAAAAGGGAGGCACTCGCCTCCCTAAATTGTTACGCGTCGATCTGCCTCAGAACCATTTCGTTTCCCTACTGAGGGAGGCACGTACTCCCATTGCTTTTAATTCCTTCACGTACTTTTCAACGGCACTGTATGCGTCTGATCTGATCCGGTTAATCGTCTCAGCATCATATCCGTTTAATGCCCACATATGGGATTTGCCTTCACGGACGTTTTGTCGGATCGTCCGGATTCGTTCCTCGATCTGTTCACGTGTGGTGATGCTCATTTGTTTTCCTTTTTGTACTGTTCGCAACGTGCGTGATATTCTTGCAGATCAATGAAGCACTCTCGCGCCACTTCCTCGATGCGTTCGCTTTGCTCCATCAAGTTAACTGATGCCCATCCACCTTGATCGTGTGCGTTCTTCGGATCGATGTAGTCCATCAAGTGCCGGAACAGTTGTTCCGTTGCATCGTGTGCGACATCATCAGCACGTTCTGCACTATCCTTGGGACGCAGTCCGTTCTCTTTCTCGATGTAGTGCCGTGCGTGATCAAACGCAGTGGCTAACTCTTGTAGAATGCAGGAGATCGTTTGCAGATCACGAACGGCAGCTTTTGGTGTGAGATCAGCAACCCCATCCTGCTCAATGTACGATTGTACGATATTATCGTACCACTCATTCCGTCCGTTGTTGATGTCCATCCTAAGAATGGAATTGGAGTAGGCACAATTAATCCGGAGTGCATCAACCAGGAGTTGATGATCTTCTAACTGTTCCGGACGGTGCTTGTTCTTTGGATCTTTTTTCATTTTGTGTGTATGGGGAAAGTGTTTACTGCCAATCGATCACGCATTGATCGCAACAATCGTACACATCATCAATGTGCAATTCGTGAGTGCCGTCCGGCAGGACGTGCTTGATTAAGGCACTGCACTCCGTGCGATTACCTCCCAAGCGATCACCACAACACGCACACGGTGACCAAGAGAAGAACGGTTCATTATGACGCGCAGGATTCTCGCCCATCCTGTCACTCTCTAACGAGGTAGGATCAAGCAAGACGAGTGCCGGACTGATGTTGTTTTGTCTCATAGGGATAAGAAGGCAACGCACGTGATCCAGAAGATCAGCACAATGAAAACGGCAGTGATGAGATCGAGGAAGAATCTTTTCATATTAGGAACGGAGGTAGGCGAGATCCTTCTGGTGTTTGAGCGTGATCGCTTCCGCTTTGGTCAGTCCAACAAACTCAGAAGGACGGAACGACAATTCATCAGGATAATACTCAAACAGCATTTCGTAATCAGTGCCGTCCGTGTACTCGCCTTGGTTGTCGTAACGAACGTACACTTTTGGCATTGTGAACATTCCAACGAGATCAGTGATCCGGCAGTGTGTGATTTTGGGGTCGTGCATAGTAGTGTTGTGCGTGAGTAGTGTCTACGCGCAGCAGATCCGGCACAAGCAAATTGAGTAAATAAGGGAATAAATCGCACACTTTGAATCCGTGCCGTTTTAAAGTGGGGTTTACTTTGGGAGTGATCTGGTAAGGGGTAGTCAATCAAAACGCCACCAGGGGCAAGTGTGGAGGCACGTCATAAAACCCTTGATTTTATTGGGCGAAAACAGTGTCGGCCAGATCGTCAACTATATTTTCAATTCAAGCAAATTGTGCCGGTTGTGAATAACTTTCTAATCCAGGGTTCATTACTAATGATTAGGTAGTTAACCCATCTTTTTACACATTTTTACAAGTTACATAACTCGTTAACTATCAACGATTTACATAAGCACACAAATGCCCTACAAGGCTGGTTTACTATGTGGTGAAGGGTAGGACACTCGTAAACAGTAAACGACCCCAGGGCGAACGCCAGACGTGCCGGATCTCACTTCTTCCTATTCAAGAACAAACTGCGTCCGGATCTAAGAAACTTCCACGCGCCGCCGGAGTAGGCACAAAAAAGGGAGGCACTCGCCTCCCTCGTTGGTTACTCCCTACTGAACCAGACCAACGTCAGCAGGAGAAGGATAAGAGGTATCACAGACGATCCAGAATCCGCTTTGCGACAGTGGCAGCTTTGTCATCATTCTCGATCACTGCAATTGCGTACAACGTGCGGACGATTGGCCGGAGCGAATCGGATAAGGCACGGCACTCAGATCCGGATACCTCCGTGAAGGATTCAAGTACGCTCGTATGTATATCATAATCGTTACAAGGACACGAAACACTTTCCGCGTCGGTGAACATAAACGCACTCGATACGATATTGCAGATCTCGCAGTGCATTCCGTCCGCTTTGTCTGCTAACTCCTTTCCGGTTTTCGTCTTCGTTAAATCCGTTAGGCCCATCAGCATAGCAGTGCAAACTGCTTTGCCAAATCGCCAGGTATTTACGATCGATTCGTCTTCCGTGATATAAGCGTTACCTCGTCCGGATCGTCCGCAATACACCATTGCTTGCGTGTAAGCGGATTCAATTTCGAGGTACTTCTTTACCAGCGTGTCTTCTTGGATGTCGTGCATTGTGTGTGTGGGGTGGAAATTAGACGTTAGGAGTTTGCTCCTTGGTTACGATATCAAAGTACTTGGATACCATATAAACTCCCTCGATCATTCCTCCGAGTACTTCCCAACATTCACGTGCCGTGAAGATTCGTTCACGGACGTTGCGAGATCCGGAAGCGCACATTTGTTCGATGGCGTATCCGTTGTATACGGATTGGATGTAGATATGTCCCTCGTTCTGTTTCAGTGATCCGTCTTCCTGCTTTGTGTAAGCAGTGGCCGGAAGTCTGAGCATTTGGTTAAGGATATTAATCCGGTGATCTAAACGTGATTTAGTGATGCGTTCCATATGGTGTGTAGTGCGTGATCTATAAGGACACGTGAAACTAAATAGTCAACTACTCAGATCGTCCGAGTGTTGTAGTGGGATTGTGCATACACTTTGCAGGATGATCCGGCACACGTTAGCCAGGTCACGCGTCGGCCGGTCTTGTCGTGCCTCCGGACTGCGGACGTGCGTGATCGTTAGCCAGGATTCGGACGGCAGCTGATAGACAAAAACAAAAAAGGCACACGTGTATGCGTGTACCTGATGTACCTACCTACCTACCTTGCCTACTCCAAGGCACTCTTGGCGAGTATGGCTAACTGCCACTCGTACCCTTCGATCACTCCTACCTCCCACTCGTTGCACAGATCATCAAGTGCCTCCTCTACCTCGTCCGTGTGTTCTCCTCGTTCTGCGTCCGTGTGATACATCACGTCTTTGAGTAGTTGCGCCGGAGTCATTTCGTCTGAGTACTCACCGGATAGATTAGGCAGATTGTAATCATAGGAATCTAATAATGATCCTTCCTCGATTGCATCAAGCACGGCACGTGCATTCGCTTTGTGGTCACGTGTGCAACGTCCACCAAATGCATCCTGTGCAGACCATTCAGCACAGTTTGCTCCTGCCTCTTTGCCAAGGTTACGCGCCACAAGTAGACACTTGTCTACGATGGGTAGATCGTCCGGCACTTCTTCCAAGATCGAGAGTTTCATTATTCGATGTTCTTGGAGATCCAGGCCTTTGCCTTATCGGTCACAGGATACAGTCCGTCTTCCTGTTCGTGATCGTACTCCTCCTCATTATTCACGCTCGGAGTATCCCAAGAATGTGATGCGGAATCTGCTACCAGATCCATCCAATCCTTGTTTGCCATCGCTTGGTAGTGACTGAGTGCGTCCTTTTCAGACGTTGCCACTACCTCGTAGCATACGTGAATCGTTTCACTGATCCTGTATACCTTTGGTTCATTCTTCTTTTTTGGTTGATCGCTCATTGTTGTGTGTGTGGAAAATTAGAAAATAGGATCGAGTACGTCTGAGACACGATTGAAAATGTCTTTCGAGAAGTGGCCTAATGGCACAGTGGAAACGCAGTGTGCGTAATCGTTGATATTATAGGCGATCACACGTACCAAGTGCTTACGCTCCGGATTGAACGAACAGCAAAGCAAGCGCAGCAGCTGGTGAATCCGTACCTCATACAAGTGATCTTGTTTCGCATTTTCTTCGAGGTACTCCTTGCCTTGAAACTCCTCCCAATCACACAACCAAGTGTATGCGTGATCCGGAATGTAGGTATGGGAGTTATACGTATAGGCACGTGCGATGGCGTGTGCCAGGTTCAGTAGACGTTCGTCTTGTTCTTGGGTACTCATAGGAGGGAAGGAAGACATAGTAGTTACGCGCCGCGCCATCAGTCAACAATTTTGTAAATTATTACAGGATCAAGCACGTCACGTACGTTGCCATAAAACTCCTCGCCATCCAGAAGGATTAACTCCTCGCCCATATCGTCTACTGCTTTGATGTCAGATAGGGAGCGTTCGATATCTGCGTACTCGCCTGTCGTAACGACAAGAGTATCTCCGGTTAAGCAGATCGTGATCTCTACGATATTGAACGAGGGATTCCTCGGATCTTCAACGGCAGCAATGTGCCATCCTTTTTCAGTGTAGTAGGTTTTGCTCATAGGATCATCGGTCGAGTTTGATGACGAGTTTGACACGGAGTTTGGAAAGATCGTGTGCAACCCTTACAAGCACGTCTGCGTCCTTCTTGTACTGCCGTGCCGTCTTCTTGTCTTCAAACTGATCGAGCGAGGTACGCGCCGAATCTACGTAGTCCAAGTGGAACGAGTGTGACTCGTCACTTAATTTTCCGGATAGGCAGGAGGCAACGTAGAGCATATCGATGAGTGCATCGATGCGTCCGGTGATTCCATCGTTGTCGATGGCATCGCCAATCTTGGCGAGCGTGTCTTTGTATGTTTCGTGCATATGTGTATGTGGGAAGTGATTATTCGGAACACGTTCCGTCGATGTCTTCTTTGAGATCGGCCGGTTTGTACTCGCCATTTGCGATGGCAAGAATGGTTTCTGCCAGGTCTGGGATTTTGTCCTCGCCAATCCATTGGACGACCATTGCGTATGTGATTTTCTTTTTGCTCATTGTTGTGTTATTGGGAAAGTTTGTTGGTAACTTCTTCATACGATCCGTCCACATCAATGGACTGACCACTGATGACGCGCAGCTCACACCACACATCAGACGAGTACACAGAGTCAGACGTGTCGTATAGTTTGGTTCTGCTCCTTGGACTGATGGCGATGACGTGATCCGGATTGATGGCGATGGGAAGATTGAAGTTTTCGTGTGCGAGGGAGTAGTCCCTCTTGCTGATGCACGAATGACTTTTGAAGTGAACGAGTTTCATATGTGTTAGCCAGGTTGAGTGATTAGTCGCAGATCTTGTACTTGGCGAGCGAGAGTGCGTGAATGGCGAGCATACCATTAAACTCGTTGGAGATATCGACACACGCGTCGACAAGGAAGAAGAACGCACGTGCGTAATTGCCATCCATATGGTTTCTGCTCATCAAGGTAATGCCATAGTCACCATCGCAGGAAGTATCCGGCAGCTGGATGACGATCTCGCCATCCTTCTCATTCAACTTAACATCCATAGACTCGGTGATCTTAACTTGGTTTGAGTAGTCATAGATCATATCTCCTTTGCGTCTGACATTGATCGCTCCTCCACAGACTCCTCGTCCTTCGCCAAGAGGAGATACGTTAAGGATAACTCCGTCCGCTTCAATGGTGAGGCAGATCTCAAACTTGTAGGCAGGAGAACATACGTACATAGTCTGGATCAACTTGCTTCCAAGGGAGTCACGCGCCGCACGTGCCAGACTCCTCGTTACGTCAGATCGTCCGCAACTCATAAGATTGGTAAGGACGTTGTGGACGCACGTCTGCTTGGTCTGGTTGATGTCCAGACGCAGATTCATATTCAGTTTTGATTTGGCATCCAGGTACTGCTTGCTGTTCGCTTGAAGCACTTCTTCTGCGATCTCGATGTGTGCCTTGCCTCCCTTACGCATACGTCCGGAGGGACACGTGTTCGCCTTGATGATCGCCTCTTTGTCGTTTGCGGACTGATTGTAGACATCAGTGCAGTGCTTATAGGCACTGATCGCCTCGATGGTGGCCGGATTGAGTTTAGTGGTGTAGTAGTGCATATGTGTGCTTGGTGGGAAGGCACACAGTGGATCAGACGTTCAGACCATCGTCAACGTCTAAGTTAATCTTTTTTATAAATGATCCGGAGTGCCGGTTTAGCCAGGTCAGCAAGTGGCAGCACGTGCTTGTGTACCCACTCAATGGCATCGTGCTTACAGGAATGCCAGGATGCCAACGCGTCGACCAACAGATCGTAGTCGTACGTGATGAGGCCGGTCTTGTTGTGCCGGACGGCAGCTCCCTCTGCGTGGCGTACATAGACGTACCTACCTACCCAGCATACCTTTGGCCTACCTACCCTACCTACCCTACCTACCTTGCACGTTTCTTTCGTGTGCCTACCTTGCGCCGTACCCTTGGGCTTGCGTACCTCACTCCGAACATACCCTCGTTGCTGTCGTTCAGTCCCAGTATGTTGTACTCTACCCATTCGATGGCATCCTCGGTATTCATTTCGTAAAGTTTTTCGCATACCTTTACCATACCCCAATAGTTGTACGTGATGTACCCATCTCGTCGTGTCTTGTGGATCGCTTCTCTAAAATGCGTGTGCGGTTCAATGCGAATGTAATAGGACATACCTTACGCATACCTCCTACCCCTGCGGTGGCAATGTGGCAACCAAGTCATCTACAAGTTGTATACGCCTACCGATCCACTTCATACAATTGGTAGCCATACTATTCCCGATAGCCTTATACCTAGGCCCATCTGGACATTGCTCCGGCAGCTTACCCTTCCAAGAGATCCTCGTCCAATCCTTCGGGAAGCCTTGTAATGATTCGCACTCAGAAGGCAGGAGTCTGCGTACCCCCATCGGGATAGCAACGTGAGGGTTCTGATCACCGCTGTCTTTGGATAGGGTAGGGAATACCTCGGTGGACGGATCACTGCCAGCACGTCTTGCCAAGTTTCCAGGCTGGAACGCCACGGCGCTGATGTGAGATGATGTGAGCGTACCACACGGGTCACCCTCATTACCTATACCTACACCTTGCCGGTTCATAGCATCACGTTTTTCTGCGTCACGTGTGGCATTACGTGTGTCGATAGGGATGGCTACCGCTGATACGTTCTGCACAAAAGGTACGTTGCCACCACCCGTGCCGAAGCGTGTTGTGATCGTTGGAGCGATGTCGTGAGGGCCAGACACCCTGCTGTCATTGGGATGATTTTCGTAGAGTAACTGGCTCGATACTATTGGTACAAGGCCACTGCCTCCTTGGGCAAATAACTCTTGGTTGCTATACCCAGGACTGCCACTGCCGGAGTGTGACTGGTTTAATGTAGGATGAATATCACTACCATTCCAGTGAGACTGACTACTTACTCCTCGGACGATGAGGTTGTAGTGTTCGTCTCCGGCTGGGCCTCCGCTTCCTTTGTGCCACTTGTTAGTGACTGTTCCGGAGATTCCGTCTGGCTGGCAGTTGATCCTGCTTGGAGTTCCAGCGCCTGTTCCAGAAGTGGTGGGAGTTTCTTTCCCCTCGTCCTCGCCCTTCTTAAAATGCCTGTAGCTGCTTGGGCCGTCAAATAGTACCGCTGTGGGATGCCTCCAGTCTCCAGTACGGCAGCCAACGATGAAGATTCTTTGCCGACGCTGGGCCAGACCGAAGTGTTGTGCGTCCAGCATTCGGTAGGCGAACCCATAGCCGCATTCAGCCAACGCTGAGAGGAGGGCCGAAAAGTCTGATCCAGACCTCGCTGACAACAGTCCGGGGACATTCTCGTACACAATCCACTTTGGTCTAAGTCTTTTAACCAATCCGAAATAGATGAGGGATAAGTTACCACGTGGGTCAGCCATTCCTTCTCTGAGGCCGGCCACGGAAAAGGCTTGGCAGGGCGGGCCTCCGACCAAAACATCAACTGTTCCTGGCTCGATATTCCATTGCTCATAGTTGTTTAGATCTCCGTAGTTTTTTACGTGAGGATAGCGTTGTTTCAGTACTTCACAGGGGAATGGCTCGATCTCACTAAATCCTACCGGAGTCCATCCCATATCGTGCCACGCCACAGACGCAGCTTCGATACCGGAGCATACTGAAAAGTAACGCATTATTTTCCTAGCCCAAGGATGGCTTGGAGGAAGCGGGTGCGGAACGTGGCGACATCTTCGCCAATCTCCGGCTGACACTTCACTTGGTTGATGGAGCTGCCGAACAACTTAGTGGCCTCCGAAATGGAGTCCCACAGTTTGTCGTACTTGCGGTACATCATAACCTTCTGGGAGAGGGTGATGTCCTTGGCGCTGGTCTTCGGGTCACGGCAAGCGAATGCCAAAGCCCGGAGGGTATTCCAGTCTAGCCCTTTGACGATCTCGTCAGAGAGGGCTTGCTCAAGGCGAGCCTTGGCGCGGGGGAGGATGGAGAAGTACTCAACCATATCGGATACGGTGGTGGGCTTCTTGTTAGTGGTGGCTTCAGTCATATTATTCTTTGGTGGTGGGAGAGGGGGAGAAATCAAAAGATCCGTTCTTAGGCAACACGCCAATACGGGCGGCTACACCCCAAGCGTGGGGGAAGAAGCAGACCTCATTTGCGTTATAGCCGGACACGTCAAACGGAATGACGGCTACAGTGTGCAGAAGACAGGTGTACTTATCATCTGCCAGCATCTTTTCGGCATAAGCATCGGCTTCTTCTTGAGTATTATAAAACAGGATGCTGTTCGCCACATCTTTGGAGATGAAGCCGAACCGGGTTTTGACAACTGCGTAGGCAGTGCGGGTGTTGTATGTTGGTTGGGTCATAGGAAGGACTGCGACAAGAACATCGCACATCCATCCAGTCAACGTCTAAATAAATCTTTTTACTTTTATTCCGACTTTGGTTCTTCTTCCGACGGGATGTCTATCACTAAACTATTGGCATCCAGCAACTTATTGATGTCATCGGCAGAGATTCTTAATTCTGCTTTGATGTTCACGGTAGGCGTGGGATCGACTAACTTCTCCAACTTATCAATAGCGATAGCAGTTGAAAGCATCAGTTGACCAAGGGGAATGCCATCGACCTCAGACTCCAGGCGTTCGGTTGCCTTAGTCACGAACGATGCGAGACGTGCTGCCGTCTTGCGCTTGAAGGTAAGGATGTCCAACTGCCCAGAGTCAGCGAGTTGATGTTTGATTTCGGTAACGGTCTTCGTCTCCACCGCAGTCATCTTGGCAGTCTCTTGCGAGGGTACGCCTTGCTTAAGCAGCTCCTCGATTCGCTTGACGGTAGCCTTGGGCAATTTCTTTCCAGCGTCAGGGTTGTTCTCTGCCAAGCGTTCAAACTTCGGGTCGGTATCCATAAAGTCAATATGCCACCTTGACCAATAGATGCAAGCCGGAGTAACACATCGAATGCCTACCATCTCCCTTCGGATCGAGCCACCGCCCACGCACCAAGCTGCACTTCGTATCCTTAAGAACAAGAAGACCGGCGCTATGTTCGTCGGCAAGATGGCAAAGTCTTCTGCTAAGAAATGGAGTACGGAGTTCACACTTCGCTTACGTGAGGCCAAGCATAAGTATTCCATCAGGGAGTATGACGGCCCGACCACCGTCGGCCTGGTGTTCGTCTATCCCCATACCAAGGAGAGCGCCAAGAAGGGGCATAGCGTAGCCAAGGTTACCCGCCCGGACGTGGACAACTTAGCCAAGTCTGTGCTGGATTGTATGGTGGATGCTGGCTGGATGAAGGACGATAACCTGATCGTCGAACTCATCCTCAAAAAGATTCACGCAGAAACTGCACAAGTTGTCATTGACATTAACGATTACGTTGAGTAAACAACCCTTCCCTAACCTATGAGCAAAATCAACAAAGTCATCAGCGGACTGTCCTTCGCTGAGTATAAGAAGAACCCTGGCGTGAACGCTTCCTTCCTAAAGAAGTTCAACGTCTCACCCCTGTACGCACAGACCGATACTTTTGAGTCATCGGCTGCTACCGATCTGGGGAACTACGTCCACGCCCTCACCATCGACCAAGGCACTCTGGAGAACTTCGCCTGTCTCCCGACCACCGGGGAAGGTAGCAAGAACGCCCGTGCCAAGTGGCGCGAGGAACACCCCGATGGTATCCTGCTCTCCCCCTCTGCTATGGAGCAGGGCAAGGCCACGGCTGATAACCTTAAGGCCAACCCCCACTTCCACGAACTGATGGGTCGCTCCGGCATCGACACGGAAGTCACCCTGTTCTGCGAGCATCCCAAGTACGGCTGGCCGATGAAGGCTCGCATCGATATCCTGGCGATGGATGGCGAGGAGATTTACCTTGGGGACGTGAAGACCTACGGCAAGGCTCTCACTAAGAAGCAACTGTTCTGGGATATCCGTGACCGGGGCTACGACTTGCAGCTCGTTCACTATCGTCGCTGTCTTCAGATCGTCCTCAACAAGTCCCCCAAGGAGATGGCCCTGTACTTCGCTGAGACTGAGACGGCAGCACACGATACTGCCAAGGTCATCCTCGATGAAGGCTGGCTTGCCCACGCTGAACTCCGTCTGGACGAATACTACCGTCTGTACAACGAGTGCCACGAAACTGGCATCTTCCCCGGCTTCAATTTCGGGAAGGCGCTGACCCTCACGCTGGGAGATAACCTGTCGTGACCGCACCCAAGGAAGGATTTGGCCTCTGGATTCCAGGGGCTGTCCTCTCACGCCTTGACCTGAGCCTGGAGGAGAAGTGCCTCTACGGGCTTCTGGAGGTCTTGGACGGGGGCAAGGGGTGCTGGGCATCCAACGACTGGCTTGCAAGCCGTCTGAGCGTCAGCGAGAGGGCGATCCAGCGGTATCTGGCACGGCTAGAGGAGGCCGGTCTGGTCATCAAGGTCATCAATGAGGCAGCAGGAAACCAGCGCAGGGTGCAGACCATCGGGTCGTATTCTGCCTCCACCCCCTCACGCCAAGTTGACGTGACCCTCACGCCAGTCTGTCGTGACCCTCACGCCAAGTTGACGTCCAAGAGTAGAAAAGAGAATAACAATGAGATAGATACAGAACCCCTACCCCTTTCTTTGCCTCACGGTGAGAACTTCAGAAGGGCTTGGGGTGAATGGGTTAACTATCGGACTAAGACTAAGAAGCGCCTATCCCGGTTCGCTCAAGAGAAGCAGCTTGCCTTGCTCCAAGGGCTGACCGAACTGGAAGCCGTGGAGTGCATCAACCGATCTATCGCTAACGACTGGCAGGGACTGTTCCCAGAGAAGGTAAAGAATAGTAAATCTTTTACCAAAATCTTAACCCGTGAAGACCACAACAATGGATTCTGAAGACCAAATCAAACGCCTTGGATTCGACGCTTGGGCTGACAACCAGTTCGTCAACGCCATCGAGGACTTCGTGATGCCAGGTAGTGGAAAGATTTCACTTACCACGGACAAGATGTGTATGAACATCTACTGGGACGAGGTTGAGATTAGCTGCGTCATCCGGGCCTACACTGAGTCCGGCTGGCAGACCTACGACAAGACGATCAAGAACGATGGACGCTAAACACAAGCCATTCTGCAACGGATGCAAGGGGCCGTTGACTCCTGTGTATGACCCTGTGAAGAAGACATTCATCACAAAGTATTTCACGTGCAAGCCTTGCGCTGACACAGGCAAGACGACATACTGGGACTACCCTTTCAAGTATGACGAAGTCCTCGCCAAGCACGGATACATCTGGCTGGATCGTCATCCAGAATATCCCGTTGCCTTCATCGACACGGAAGTCTCAAGGCTCTCCGACAATCTGCAACGCATCACGACCTGGAAGCCGGGGGACAAGGCAAGCCTCCTGCTCCACGGCACGACAGGCACAGGCAAGACCCGCACGGCTTGGTTAATCTTCAATCGTATCTGGGCTGATAACTTTCCCGACAAGGCCATCTGGCTGCCGATGCGTAAACTTGAGATGGCTATCGAGAAGGGGTTCGATGAGCATAAGCACGGCAAGGTACTCGATTACTTCTGCACCGTCCCCCTCCTGGCGTTCGACGATCTGGGGAAGGAACGTCTGACCCCCCGTATGGAGTCCGACCTGTTCGCCATCATCGACGAACGAACCAGCAATCTCCGGCCTACAATCATCACCACGAATTATAATGGCACAACACTCCTCGACAGGTTTAATAACAAGGAAACAGGGGAAGCCCTCCTCCGTCGCATCCGTGAGTACTACACCGCAGTACACGCTTAAGCCGATGAACTCGTCCTTCCCTGCTATGCAGTGGCAAGTGACTAGCCAGTCCCGCAAGAACCTAGCGCACACTGTGGATCTGTACGCTGGGAGCTGCACGTGTGAGGAGTACGTCTTCCGGCTCAACGGCAAGGACAGCCAGGTTCCCCCAGCCCTGCGTAGGTGCAAGCACATCAAGGCTGTCCGTGAAAAAGTGGCTGATATTATTATCGAAAACAATCTGCGAAACAGGGCTTGACAGTTATTCACACAGTCCACATACCATTCACATCCTTATGAAACGTATCCTGTCACTCCTCCTTGCTTACACAGCCTGTGAAGCCAAGTCTATCGTTACTGAAGACCTTGTTCACAAGGTAGGCATCATCGAATCTAACCTCAAGCCGGACGCAGTCGGAGACGATGGCGAAAGTCTTGGCGCGTTCCAGATCGGACGCAGAGCCTGGGCCGATGCTGTAGCCTATAGCAAACTGGTTGCTGGCCCTCACGACTACACTCTGCCGGAGGATTGGAAGGGTCACGCTAAGGACTTTGAGATGTCCCAACGTGCAGCTGAACTCATCCTCAAGATGCACGAAGAACGGATGATTAAGAACAAGGTGAAGCCCACCGAGTTCAAACTTTATATGGCCTACAATATGGGCTGGGTAGGTGCTGCTCAACATAACTTTGACATCAACAAGACTTGGGGCTTTCGTAAGGCCGTCCTCCAGCGAGCCAAACTTATCCTCTCAAAGTAATTTCCCACCACAATGAGCAACCCAGCACACGATATCCAGTCCCTCACTCGCCTCATCAACCAAGAGGCAGAGCGAGTGGAACACACCATCAACAACCAGCAGAACCAGATCGTCTACTTGTCTGACAAGTTGAACCGTCTGTTTCACTCGTTGCGCCAGTTCAATATGCATCACGGACGTGACCTTGACCCGGACACGCTCGATGCATTCAACGCATCTTGGCGTTCGCACGAAGCGACCTTCGACACCTGGCAGTCTTACCAGAAGCGAAGCGATGAGTCTGGCCTTGATATGACCTTTAACCTCGACATCGATAACGAATAATTTATGACCCAAGTACCCAACCAAATGAACGACGAAATCATCAACAAACTCCGCGCCCCTTTCGGGCCTGACCGCATCGAGTGGCGACTCCAGTCGTCCGGCAAGAAGCAGGACGGTTCCTTCTGGGCGAAGTGCCTGTGCTACATCGACAACCGTGCTGCAATGGAACGCCTCGACGAAGTGTACGGTCAGGCTTGGTCGCACTCCGAGGAGTTCAAGCAGATCGGTACGCAAGCCGTCTGCACCGTGACCATCACCATCGAGTGTCCCCGTGGCGAAGGTATCCCTCTGTTCCCCTATCGCTCTGTCACCGGCTCTTGTGCCGTGGAAGCCAATGGCGATATCGATCCCTTCAAGTCTGCTGCCTCTGGCGCAATGAAGCGAGCCGTGGTTAACCTTGGGATTGGCCGATATCTGTATGACTTGCCGGAAGCCTGGGCGGTCATCGACCCGAACGGCAAGTACCAAGGTGCTACCAAGGACAAGCAGTACTTTAAGTGGAACCCGCCCCAGCTGCCGACGTGGGCTGGTGGTACTGGCGAGTCTGCCCCTGCTCAGTCCTATGCCCCCCAGCAGTCTTACGCTCCCCAGCAGAGCGAAGCCCCTGCCCCTCGTCCTGCCCCGGCTCCCGTAGCCTCTGATGGCACGTGGCGTACTGTGGTCATCCCGTTCGGCAAGCAGCAGGGTCAGACCCTTGGTCAGTTGAATCCTGCCTCCCTCAAGTGGTGGCGCGAGAACTACCAGCCGAAGCCTTACAAGGGTAAGATTTCGGATAAGGACACGGCCTTCCGTAACGCCCTTGACCAGTCCGAGGAAGCCTACAAGCCGATGCCCACCGCCAGCAAGAGCGAGGTCATCATCGACGACGAACCGTCCGACGACGTTCCGTTCTAACCCTCAAGTACTTTCCTTATGTACCCCAACGAAAAACCCTACGACCCGCAGGAGGAACCGAAGTCCGTCGATGGCAAGACGGGTTCCGGTAACTCCACGGAGTTCTTCACGTCCTTACAAGAGATCGACCAGAACCTTCTGACCGACGACGAGATTATGGACATTATGCGTTACGCAGTGGGCCGTGAACAGGCTCGCCGCCACTCCAAACTCCCAGGCCAACAAGGATGAGCGACCAACTCCTACGAATGGTCGGCCTCGACCCTGCAAAGGTTCGGGCGATGATGACCCCGGTTGAACAGCCCAAGAAGAAGACGGGCGGTAGACCCGTGAAGCCAGCGCAGAAGGTAGTCCTGGCATACGAGATGATCCAGAAGACTGGATGCACCCTTGAGTCGGCAGCTAACTCCTACAACGTATGCGTCTATCGCATCGTCAAGTGGGCAAAGGAAAACAACAAGCCCTACGTCTGGAACGCTGAAGGCTTGGACAAGAAGGCGGCTGAACTCGTAGCACGTGGCGTCTTCACCAACATCCGGCACGGCCTTAAGACCCGTGTCGCCTATCACCTAGCCCTAAAGCACGGAGTCAGTAAGGCTTGTCGTATGACCGGCACGTCCCGTCGTGGACTTTACTATTACTGTGACCGCTATAACCTCCAGACCCCAGCCCGTGAGACTGGCGCTATCAGTGGATAACTTAATCCATACGTTCAAAGGTCTTGAGTGCGAGGGACGCATCTTTGATGTCAGCGTCTTCATTTCCTATGTCTGGGACGAAGGCAAGGAAGACGAACTGGAAGACTTCTACCCAGAGGTGGAGGACTTCAATCTATCTGATGTGTACGAGATACTACCCGGAGGCAACCAGATCTACATCTCTCACATCGACCCTATCAGGTGGGATATCCTTGGTTTAATTGACGACAGGCTCGATGAGGCTTTGGTGGGTGTCACCAAACAATCAAATGAGTAAATATGATATCGTCGCTATGGGCGACAACCACGGTGACCTAGGCTGTAGCGACACCCTCGACCAAGTGATGTCCTTCGTGAAGCGGGTGAACCCAAAATACAGGGTACACCTAGGCGACAACTGGGATTTCCGCTGGGCTAGGCGCGGAGTCGATAAGGATTCCTCTGAGGCCCGTGAAGGCGTTCAGGAAGACCTGGAGTCTGGCATCAAATGGATCGAGCGATACAAGCCTACACATTTCCTATTCGGAAACCACGACGACAGAATCCGGCAAATCATTCACAACACTGACTCGATTAAGACCAAGGAAGATATGCAGGAGATTCAGGACAAGATGATGCGTACACTTCGCAAGGTCGGCTGCAAGGTCATCAAGCCCTACAGCGTTAAGCACGGACGGATCGTCATCGGCCCTCTTACTTTCATCCACGGATTCTCGCACGGTCAGAACGCCCTGCTTAAAGATGCCCGTGCCTTCGGCTCGCCCGGTGGTGGCTTCACGATGGGTCACCTTCATCGCCTTGAGCAGCTGAACAACGAGTCCTTTGAAGGCGGCGCGTCTTGGCTGTGTGGCTGTGCTATGCGTATCGACGAGGCCGAATATGCGATGCGGCACAGTTCTACCCTGCGCTGGCAAAACGGGTTTATGTATTATCAAGTCGATGGGGATTCCTACATCGGCAAGCAAGCCCACCGCTTCGGCAAGGGCTGGTACTTTCCTGCATAATAATGATTAACTATCCAGAAGACATCGAAGAACGCTCTCGCAGCTTGGGCATAGACCCAGGCCGAATGCGTGAACTCCTTAAGGCCGGGTACTGTGACCCGTCATACGATCTGCTACCCAAGGGCATTATGGGTCGCACCAATCCGAATAGGAACATCAGCCTGGACAAGTCCAATCGCTGGGTTCTGAAGTGGACTGCTGACGGCAAGCGCCAGTACAAGCCACTATGCAAAGACCTCAACGAAGCACGTGCTATGCGTGACGAGTTCTTTGACTCCATCAATTACTATAAGGACTAAATGATCTACGAGTTCCGCAATCCTATGCCGGTTGAGACTCCTATCGGCTACGGGATGCTTCTATATGTCCGTGACGGAGGAACCTTCTCCAACGATGTGTACGCTATCGTACTCGACAGCGATGGCATCATCCGGCATATGACTACAGACCAATTCAAGTTTGTGCGTAACGACACATTCGGGATTCGTGACCAATAATTTCCTATGACCCGCACATATAATATAACCGACCCTTCCATCTGGAAGAAGCGATGGGGTAAAGCCCGTGACGCTGCCTTCAAGATGTACGACAACAAGTGGACACTAGAGGAGACTTCGATTGCTACTGGTGTAGCCGAGACATCTATCCGTCAAGCTGCTTATCGCCAGCAGATACCCCTTCAAGGCAAGCCAGGCCGTCCTGCCTACGGATCGGTCAAGCAAGCCGTGCTTGAGGCGCTGGTAGGCCGTGAGACGATTAAGCAAGTGCAAGTCCGCACCGGGTTTCGTATGTCCAGCATTCGCAGTGCCTGTAAGTATATGAAGATTCGTCTTCAAAAGGAGGAGCAGACCCAATGAGCCGCTTCATCCCGGTTGAGCCGGAGAAGTGGGGAGAGATGGTTTTGGCTCTCTCCGAAGTCACCCGACTCAAGGCCGAGGTCGAGCGGCTGGAGCATCAGGTCAAGTACTGGCGCATTGAGGCCGAGTGCGATAATGCCCGGTGGCTCCGTTGCCTTGAAGACCTTGAGAAACTCCGCAAGGATGCGGACATTAGATCTCCGCAATCTCCGCAAGAATGAAGCCACCCAGCAAGCGAGGCCAGTGCGGTAAGAACGCCATCCCTAAGCGTGGCCTTACCCCCACTGAGGAGAAAAGAATCCAGCACGACCTAGCGGAAAACAAGAAACGCTGGCAGTACCTCCTCTCCCTCAACAAGTGGGAGCCAGCAAAATGACCGACATCTCTAAATGCGATGGCTGGATCCGCAATGTCCTATGCATTAACCGGGACAATTGCCTGCGCTATACCATCAAGCCTGACGACCTGCTACAGTCCTGGCTAACCCCCCAAATGAAGCACAACGGTCAGTGCCAATATTTCCTACAAAACTATGAGCAAAAAAAAGACCAACCTATCAGACAAGATCCTTGAGTACATCCGGCGCAACGAGGGAGAACAGGCTATCCCTGCTGGACACAAGAGCATCAACGATTGGCTTGTCATCCTTGGATGCAGTCGTCGTCAGTGGGGCATTCTGCTTCCAGGTCTGGTGCGTGGCAAGTTAGCAAGGTACGTGAAGATTCGTAGGGTCGTGAACAGCAAGCTGCGGATGATGAACTACTACCAGATCGACGAAGCCTTTCTTCGTAAGGTCAAAGGTAAGTAAAGCGGACTTTCCCGCTGGTTAGCCACGGGTTGTCCTAACGATTAAGAGGCTTCCTTATGAGCAACGCACAACGATGACACTTCTAACCACCTCTTAACGCTGGTAGAAGTAATACCGTGTATGACGTGAGTGTCAATGCGTCCGGCCTGAAGCCAAGTTCACACCCGCTTCACAAGTCGGATCGTAAGACCGGCAAACATAATCAGACAGGCAGTTACGGTAGCATAGGCTACGTCGGCTGTCATACGCAGGGCGGCAGTGGCGCTATTAAGATTACGCTCTAAGGACGCATCATCGGAGGCAAATGACTTACCCCCATCGATGATTATAAGGGCCATCATATTACTATTACCAAGAGCGTCCAGAGTCGTCTGGACTACGTAGGCTGAGTACAAGGCACAGCCACAGGAGATCGCCAAAATGAACCCAACCGCCCAAAGCAGATTACTTTCGTTTGTTTCGTTTAGGTTTCGCATTGGTCTTCTTGCCGACTTTGGCTACTTCCACCCCCGCACGTTTCTTTGCGTATGCGATGGCTGCGTCAAGGACTTCAGGCGCGGAAGCCCCGGCAAGGCCGATGGCTGCAAACCGCATAGTCATAGATTGGACTTGGTCTTGGAGTGCGAAACCTACGAGAATTGACACCAGCCCAGCTGCAAGTGTCCGTCTTACGATCCAGCCAATGGTCAACTGCTCTTGCGACAAGAGGATGCGACTGACCATCCCGGCAGACCCCAAGGCCGAAGCGATGATGGAGTCCTTAGCCAGTTGGCTATAGTCGTCAGGGTTGCTTGTCGTCGCCATTGGAGTTAACAGAATCACGAACTTTGTCGTAGAGCCACCAAATCGCAAGTGCTGCCCCTGCAATAAGTGTGGCAGATACAATCCAACCAAACCACTCGCTCTCGATAATAAACGGCACTGCGCCAGCCAGAATGCCTGTGGCGATGATTGGGATGCCGATACGGACTGAGGCGAAGGCACACGCCAGGCCACCCGCCACTACTAGAAACGCCCCGGTTAGACTCCAGATATTCTGGGAAGCCTCTTGCTTGACCCGATCTACTTCCTTGAGCAGTTCACTATTCCTATCCTTGAGGGCTTGGATGTCGGCCTTGGACTTAACGGCATCCGCTTCAGCCTTAGCCCAGAGGGATTCAATCTTACTCTGCAAGTCCTTAGCCTCTGCCATCTGCTTGTTGTATGCCTCTGGGGAGGCCGCAGAAGCCCTTGCACGGGCTAGGGCGATATCTGGCTCAGTCGCTGGCACTAAGTAGGCTAGGGCTACCTTACCTTCAGCCTTTACTATACCCGGCTTGTCAGCCTGTTCGATAGCCACGGTAACGGCAGCAGCAGCTAGTTGCTCAGACCTATCAATCTTAGCGCCGACCTTCGTTAGATCGTCAACGCCAGGGGCAGGGCTAGGGTTAGGCTCAGGGGCAGTGGCACAAGCCACAAGCAGGATAGCCGGTAGGATGAACTTAATCATTTGTATCGCTTGGCGGCTCGCTCCATCTTCTCCCGTTCAACAGAAGTCGAGTACTGGTTAATGATAGTTTTACCGCCAACAGCCTTGTAGAGTTCAGCGGTAACCGCCTCCTTGCTGACTGTGCCGGGGACATTCTTCATCGGGTTACGGATACGTTCCTCATTCATCTGGAGGGCGTTGTATGCGGCGCGGGAGTCCTGTGTGCGGTACATCTCAGTTCCGTCGATGCCGTATAGGTGGTAGGTGTAGATAGCCTTACCCTTGGCATTAACGCCATTGTAGTAAGCAACCAACTGATTACCAAGTTCAGTCTTCCAGACACTGTTGATGGCATTCTGGAGATCGACGCTCAGACCCATATGTCTGTCGAAGTACTTGTTGACGTTAGGAACCTGGGCAGCGACTTCAGGGGAGCCAAGGATGCCAGCGGCGCGAGTATTGCCAGTAGTGGCATCGACAGCAGGGCCAGCCTGTGTCCCGGTAGTAGCGGAACGGGGAACGAAGGGCTTACCTCCACCGATGCGACGGACGATTAGCGGACGATCAACAGCCGTGACACGAAGGCCATTAGGGTCAACCCGGAGACTGGCGTTGATAATCTTAGCCAGGTCAAGTTCTGGGTCTTTGGAGTTAAGGGCATCAGCAAGTGCGTTAGCGTCCTCTACTGCAATCTTAGCCTTATCCTTTGCTTCCTTTGCGGCCTTGTCAGCACTACGGCTTTCAATGTCTTCACGCAAATCCTTGGATCGCTGGGCAGACTCACGGTCAACGGCAGCCGTGCGTTCCACGTTGGCCTTCTCAGCCTCGCTAATCTTTTCGGCGCTACGACGGATAATGTCCTGCTTCAGTTTCTCGTTGATTCTGGTGCGTTCGTTCTGGAGGCGTTCAACTTCCAGTTTATTCTTTTCGACGGCTGCCTTGTAATCAGCGTCGCTCTTAGCCTGAGCGATTTCGTGTTCTCTGACGATTTGAGCCTCACGGTTGCTGATGGCTTCAGAGGCATCGAACCACTCCTTGTTGCCCTTACGGACATCCTTGAGCAAATCGGACTCAGCCTTAGTCCGGCTTCTTTCAACCTGTTCTTTTGCTTTGGCATCCTTGGCGGCTGCATCAGCAAGTCTCTTTGCCTCTGCCTTAAGAATCCTATCAGCAAACTGGCTCGCTTCAAGACCCGCTTCAGCCTCAAGACGAACTTGATTAGACTGGGCAACGGCCTCATCGAATGTTTTAGCCGTGTTAACGACTTCCTGTCCTTCGACGAAGATTTCATAAGTACGACCATTGTACTCACGGATGTGGGAGTTAGGCAGCTCCGGGTGAGTCCAGGCGTTCGTCAGATTGCCAGTACCACGCATAGCCTCGACCTTTGAACCAAGCAATTTATCCCAAGCACCGGGAGCCATATTGAACTGACCACGGGTGACTGCCGGTTGTGCCATCAACGATCTAGCGCCAGTATCAACCATCGTTCCCATATGGGACACCTTGATGCTTTGGAACGGGAAGTTGAATCCACGGGTTACCTGAGTAGTGAAGTTCGTGGGGTTAACTACGACACGACCATTTCTGGTTGTAAGACCGAACACGGCACGAAGGGCAGTAAGGCGACCTTCACCAAGAGCCAAGTCTCCATTGCCAAGCGAGATGGCAGAAGGCTCAGTAATCTTGCCACCCGGAACCTCAATGGATGTCGGGTCAATCGGGCCTCCGTCGAGGTATCGCTGGAGCCACTGGTTGGCAAGGGTGTTGAACTCCGTGTCATCCTTGAACAGTTCAGCAAACTGCTTGGCGGTGATTTCATTGCCAGCGAGGTCTTTGACGTAGCCGGTCACATTGCCATCCTTGTCATAGATACGCAGACCTTCAGATCGTGCCGTAGACAGGTTCTGGTTCAACTTGCCAAGATTGAACACCTTCATCGTAAACGAGTTTGTAGGTGTATACAGACCTTTATCTGTATTATTAAGTTTTGCGTATTCAGCTGCGCTTAGTGTTCCATCTGGGCCAATGTATTGGATGGTCGTCTCCAGGTGGAGGGGAACGAATGTCTCATCAGCAATGTACTGGAACTCATCACCAATCTTGAGCCGTCGTTCAGACGTGGTAGAAGGACGATGCGTATCAGCACGGACTACTCTCGCCTGGAAGACAGGACGCTCGCTACCAGCAAGGGCAAGGGAGTTGAAGACCTGAACGAGATTATCGACGATAGTGTCAGGCAGCTTGCCACGAAGACCATCGATGGCTGCAATCTCTGCACGTGTAGGCTTGCCCCACATAATGGTAGGCTTGCCCTTCGCGCCAGTATCAACAGACCACTGGAAACCACGATCCGCTTCAGCGACACCCTGCAACGCACGAACGATGATGTCAGCGTGTTCAGATGTGACCTGATGCAGATGAGGCATCTGCGACGGATTAGCAGGAGGCTTGGGTGCAGTCGGAGCCGCAGGAGCCGGGGCGATTGGAGGAGCCGGACGAGGAGCCGTAGGTGTAGTCGGCGCGGGAGGTGTGGGAACCGTAGGACGACCTGGCTGTGCTGGAGTCGGAGCAGGGGCAGGAGGAGGAACTGGCTGACCCGGAGTCGGAGTAGCAGTAGGAGGAGGAATCGGCTGACCGTTACGAGTAGGGATTACTGGAATCGGGGTCGGATTCGGGATGCCAGTGGGAGTCGAGGTTCCACCAGCAGGGACTGGGACAGGTGTCGGGGCTGGGGCAGGAGGAGCCGCAGCAGTAGGGCCAGGTTGACTTAAGCCGGGGATAGGAGTTCCAGTGTTAGGGTCAACAAGCCAAGTGAGGCCAGACGCAAGGAACAGATTAGCCTGTTGTGTGTGGGTCAGCTGCGTGACATTCAGATCGGCAAGGCGAGGAGAGCCTTTACCGCCAGATGTCATACGCAAGATAGACTCGTACATCTTAACCACGACAGGGTCACGGACTACTTCGTTACGGCTGTTAGTCCAGAAGCCACGGATGGTTCCGTCGCCCTGCGCCATAAAACGCATACCAGAAGACTGAAGTTGCTGTACCATATTGGCAGCATACTTGCGAGGAATGATTCCAACTTCAGGGTCAATAAGACCGGCAATCTCGGCTCTGATATTGTCGTTCTGAAGGATGTCCATTAGGCGACGATCACCACGTGTCAGTCGCATTAGGGAATCAACTAATCCCTTACCACGGACACCCACGTTGACGGCAGGAGTTTCCTTGCCACCGGCATAAGCCGACGGACGAGCCTGTCCATCAATGGTAGCCATCCACCACGCAAGAGTCTCACGGGTGTAACGGTCAAGCATCGAGGTGCTACCCGTGTCGGTGAAGTGCTTCTTGGCAGCAGTAAGTTGAGCATCGAATGCAGCCTTCTCTGGCGCAGTAAGATGGTTGGAATACGTAGTAAAGAAATAGTCACGTGCTTGGTCGGAGATACGCTGACCAGTGCCTTCTCCACCCCACAGGATGGTAGTCATCTCCTTTGCCATAGGCCGGACGGCATCATCGTGCAATAATGCTTCCCACGTTTCGTGGAACATCGTGAACGGGTCGCCCTTAGTAGTATCGAAATAGATCGTATGGCTGTTCTGGCCTTGGTCGATATATACGCCTTCCTTAACCTGGCGAATAGTACCGCTTCCGTTGGCGCTAGTCCGTTCTTCAAACTTACGGAATGTAAGCGGGTTCTCGACCTGTCGTGCAGCCTCAGAATGCTCTGCACGAAGTTGCAGGTTCTCTGCCATCGTGACGTTATGAGTCGTGTTCTGCGTCTCAAGTTCGTGAAGCAGCTGGACAAGAACCTTGGATTCAGTCAGCCCGTTTCTCTTAAGGTTAAGACGTTCGGTGTTAATTTTCTCGTTAATCCGATTGATGTTTCCATTGCTGGCATCAATGCGACGATCTGAATCTGCAAGGTCACGGGTAAGAGCGTCCAGGTTAACCTTAGACTGCTTACGACTATCCATCTCAGCCAACTTCTGTTCAGCAAATAGGGCGGCAGCGGTAGGGTCATCCGGGTGAACGGCATTAGCCTCCTCACGAATCTTGGCTACCTGTTCCGGGGCTAGGTGGGTCGTGAGACTCATCGCAGCCATCTCAGAAGGGTTAGTCAGTTGGATACGACCATTGGTAGCCATATACGCCCGACGATAGGAGTCAGCACGTTCTGTCTGTTCTGCCCAGGTCTTACCACCTTCAAGCCAAGTGCGGAGACGTGCGGACTGGTGAGCATCAAGCCCACGGTCAATGGCAATGACATCACCCCAGACCTGTTTACCACGAACGCTTTCCTCAGATGCAATAGACTTGAGTCCAGATACTTCCTTGAAGTCAGCGCCAATCGCTACGGCAGATCGTGTGACCATACCGAAGGCGGCTCCGACCCCGAAGCCAGTACCGGCAGTCTGTCTGTCGTTAGCCCAAGCAAAGGCAGCTCCAGTAGAACCGCCCTGAATAACGTCATCAATCATTACACGGAAACCGCTACGAGCAGCACTCTCCCAGCCAGACTCAACCATCCACTCGGTCATACGGAGTTGACCTTCTAGAGATGCTCTACGGGCGACATTGTCAGCCGTGTTAGGGATAGCACTAAGTTCTGCTCTGATGCCGTTGGCTACCTTATTGAGAGGGGTAGAGGAGATGTACTCTCCACCCACGGCAGCCTTACCAAGACGTCCGACTACTTTGCCGTATGTCTCCAGGCCAGCACCGGCAGTCATCATAGCCTGGGGTCGAAGAAGAACTCCGGCTCCCACAAGGCCACCAAGACCGCCAGTCCAAAACTCTCCACCTGTGGCAGCGGTGTACGAGCCAGCGGCAAGACCGCCAATAGCACCTTGGACATAGGGAAGGTTCTGGTTCTGGAGAATCCATCGCAGACCCCATTTACCAAGCGCACGTTCAGAGTTACCGCCACCCATCCACTCGCCCATTCTGCGGACACCTGTGCCAAGTTTCTCTGTTCCGTATCCGGCTACGTTAATGAAACGTCCAGAGATAGGACGGGCGGCAGTATCAAGTCCGGCTACATCCTTTGCGTGGGCAGCCGCCCTAGATTGGAAGTCACGCACACGTTTGGCTAGATCGGCAAACTCCGGGCCAGTAAGGGAAGCAGTAATCTTATCACGCATACCTGGAGCGTTTTTGATAATGTCATCTGCCGTGCCACTTAATAGGACGGCAACCGCCTCACTTTCGCTGATAACACGCCCTGTTGCTGCCTTGAACTCGTTGATAATTCCTTCGATACTAATTGTCTCAAGATTGAACCACGAGTTTGCACCAGTCAATGCAGGGTCGGCAAGGGCGGCGTTAGCCTTAGAACCGGCAGTTCTTACTTCAGTCGCAAGTGCTTCACCTTCAGCCGCAAGAGCCTTACCCCTTGTGGAAATCTCAGCAAACTTGATAGCGCCCATACCACCACGTCCAGCCATCTTCATAGCAATCATAGTTCCACCAAGGGAAAGCGTGATTGGATCGAACGTGGCTGTCGCTGCTTCCTGAAGGCGAACGTCACCGTAGGCTGTCTTAGCGGCATAGGCAGCAGCCTTAAGACCGATAGCATCAAACGCCACGGACACAGCATTGCCGGTCTTCGTGTTTACGTTCTGCCAGTTACCATTGTATTGCTCGATGGCACTAAGCACTGCTTCATCCGAAGCCTCATTCCAGTACTTTGTGTTGTTTTGGAACTTAGCCACGACTGCTCCACCGGCAGCCATAACGATAGCCTTGGGAGCAAGAACTGTTTTCCCGATCCCACTGCTACCAGAGAATAATTTATCCTGCAAGTTTTCGTTGAGGAACAGGATTGAGCCAGGGTCTAGGGAGTCTGCGACAAAGTGTTTAAATGTAGGAACGGACTCGATGACACCCGCGCCAAACGACGCAAGTTTCTCAAAACGCTTACCGGGCTGGAATGCACCATCAGCACGGAGAGCAGCCATCTCAGACAGAGCCTTGATTACTTCTTGGTTAGCAGCGTCATCAAAGTCAGTGTATTCGTTCAGGAGAGCCATCGTCAGCCTTCCATTGCCAGAAGCCCTGGACTTGGAGATCGCATCGATTACAGGCTTAAGGACAACCGTAGATCGCTTAACGATTTCATCTGCCTTTGCTTTCTTAGCCGGGTCTGTACGATAAGCGTCGGCTAGATATTCATCTGGAGACGTAGCAAGCATACCATCAATAGCACCACCGACAGCGACAAAGCCGTCTTCGATAAAGTTCATTCCAGCCGAAGCTGCATCATTGATGAAATTAACATCACGCTGATTGTCCTTGTAATAGGCGTAGTCCTTCCAAGCGGCAATCTTGGCTTGGCGGGTAAGCCCATCAAAGTAAGGCTTGCCACCCTTTGCTACAACTTCTCCAGCCGCATAACGGTCATCAAGACCAAGAAGGCTCTTTTGAACCTTGCTTTTAATGTCTACACCAAATCGACGACGCTCAGAGAAATAAGTCGTATCTGTTGTCTCTCTAATGAGTTCCTTGGCGATACTAATAGGGATGTTATTCTTTGGGTCTGTAACGAACTGAATAAGTTCTTCATCGTTATTCAGGCCATAGACGCTAGGGAAAGCCTCTCCGTTCTTTACATCAAGCTGCTTTTTATTGCTGGCAAACTTAACAATTCGGTCATAGACAAGTCCGGCATTGTGTGTGCTTGCCGGTCTATCGTGCTTAATCAACTTCCAAGCAGCCGCATTACGATCTTCAGCCTTATCTGGGGCAGTAGCAGTTCCAAATACAGCAAGGTTTTCAGCGGACTCAAACGATGTATAAGCCTTACGATTGTTAAGGGACGTAAAGACATAGTCATTCGCCTGACGCAAGTCGTTCGTGCTTGTTACTTCGTATTCTGGAGTGCCAGGGATTGTCTCTGGCTTAGTAGAACCGACACCACCAAGCGATCCATCTTCCTGCGGGTACAGGTAAGGCTGTCCTGTAAAGTCAATGACTGGCGCAGGGGCGACAGGGGCAGTGACGGTAGTAGGTGTACCGGGAATTGGTTCTGTAGCCATTAGAAATTATTTCTTACCTTTCTTAGCGGCATCTGCCCTCTTTGCAGCATCGGAAGCCTTCTTCGCAGCATCTGCTTTATCCTTGGCAAGTTGGGCGATATCCTTCTCAAATGAAAGGGCAAGTGGTTCGTTGCCAGCCTTGCGAGCCGTATCCGCAGCCGCACGGAGTGCTTCTGGATCGAAGGAACTAATGTCCCTTGTTGCGACAGTTGTCTTATTCGGGTTAATATTATAAGCACTATAGAACTGTCTAGTTGCCTTAAGTGTCTCAAGGCCAGCCTGGTCACCTTCACGCTTGAGGAACGCTTCAGACTTATCCAGGTCAAGTCGCACACCCTGAGCCGTGAGTCCGGCACGGAACTTCTGGTCAATAAACGCAGCAAGTTTCTTTGTCTGCGATCTGAGGTAATCCTTATTAGCAAACGGATTAGGCGTGTTCAACTGAGTGATAATCTTGGCGACGTATTCACGGTCAGCGTCAGAGAAGTTACCGCCAGAAACAATGGCTCGACGGAAGGCAGCTACACCGAACTGACCAAGCATCTGGCCTTCAGCAAAGACATCATCCTTGCTTGTGGTTACGAGGAATCGATCAAGATAGTTCTTAACACGCGCCTCGTCAGTGCTTTCAACAGCCGCAAGCAACCCAGTAAGGAACACACGACCCTCCTGATAGCCAACAACGCTTTCGTCAACCTTAGCCTTGATGGTGGCATCGATTGGCGCAGAGGTAGGATACTGGTTTAGATCGAATTGATATTCATCACCACCCTTGGTAGTAAGGCCGATGTTATACCAAGTCGGGTAGTCCTTCATAATCTTGACGTGTTCTTCGTTAGCCGCACGACGAAGGTTGCCCTGTTCCGTACCGGCTGTGCGACCAGGAATAACGCCAGCACCTTGAATGCGAGCCTGGACTGTGGCGGCGAAGGTAGCCTTCTTATCAGAGGGAGGAGTTTCCTTTCCAACTTCAACTGGCCTTCCATACTTAGCCTCAAACTCAATCTTCGTCATCTCAGCCTTATCCTTTTCACGTTGAGCAGAATCAGCAGCACGAACGTCAGCCTTCTTAGCAAGTTCAGCAGCATTCTCTGCAATTCCAGCAGCCTGAGCCTTACGTGCTTCTTCAGCGGACTTCTCGAATCCGGCAAGACGATCTCCAATGGAAGCGATGTTAGCCTGGTAGCGGTCTGCCTTAAGTTTATAAACAGCAGAGAACTGTTCATTGTAAGCCTTGATTTCTTCAGTAGTAGCACCCATCTGAGTAAGTCGGCCAAGACCAATTTGATAGTTTGCGCTGAATGCAGAGATGTCTTTCTGCCAAGAGTTGTCTAGTTCGACTCTGGCCTGTTGGAGTTTAGGAATCTCCTGTATGTACGCAGTGCTAGTTCCTGCCGTGCTTTCCACAGTCACCATCGGTGCTTTTACGGCATCGGGTAGGGCAGCAGGAACAAGGGATGTACCACCACCAGTCGGAGTCGGGGTAGACTGAACGGGGCTTTCTTCAGCTGCCTTGAGTGTCTGGGCCGTAGGAGCGCCAGCCTGATAACGGGCAACACTGAATCCAGCCGGGGATGCGTTAGGGGTCAGCGAGAAGCCATTACCAGACAGGTCTGCGTTAAACACTCCAGCCGGTTGCGTGTTAGAAAGGATAGTAGGAGATGCCGGAGGAGCCAGAGAACCTCTATTAGCGAGCGACGATCCACCGTTAGCGTAAGGCGTACCATCAAGGACGGAACCAGAAGGACGATTATAGTTATCAACATTGAGCGTAGACATATCAACGCCCTCGCCAAACGCACTAATAACTCCGGCACGTGCGACCTTGCCAAATCTTTCAGCTGCCTTCGATTCAATTTCTCGGATTTCAGCAAGGGTCTTAAGTTTCTCAATACGCTTGTCTTCTTTTGCAGCCTCATCAGACGCATACTTCTTCTCAGCCTCAAAAGCCGTAGCGAACTTAGTAAGGGCAGGGCCAGTCAACTTACTGCCGTCGCCACCAGTCTCATTGTAGAAACCGATAGCGTCAGCTGCCTTAGCCGGGTCGAACTGGTCTTTGAACTCGTCCGGGATGTACACGTTACCAGCGTCATCCTTCTTGAGTTTACCAGCGTCCAACTGTGCCTTGACGTTCTGAACACGGGGATCGGTCTTAAGATACGGGGAAAGCATTCCCTGAATCTTGGCTTCTTCCTGCTTCTTCTTTTCGGTGTCTTCAAGGTACTTTCCGATTCCCGCACCAACAGTGGCGATGCCTTGACCGATGGACGCGCCAGCCTTAGCAAAGCCCTCAATGAAGCCAGGGGCGATTTGCTGAACCTGTTCAGACTGATACTTAGCGAAGGGAGAGGCCATTAGGCGGTAAGAAGATTAGTGCGGGGTTTAACCACCAGATCCATAGCCATCTTGACAACGGACTTTAGGAGAGGCTTGTCAGAGATAAACGAAGCAAAGCGTTCGCCTTCTTCAGTGTAAAGAGTGTCGAGCCATTCGGGGGCTTCGGACTCAAGCCAATTACGGAAGACAATCCATTCCGGGTTATCCTTGCCATAGACTTCACGGGCAACCCAGCACTTACCACCGATAGCGGCTCCGATACCAGAAGCAACCCCACCCCAGATAGCGCCAGAACGTGCGGCATTGGCAGACTGAATGGAGGTTTCCATCTGGATACGGTTAGCCCGGATGTTAGCGAGGTATTGAGACTCAGGGGTAAGGAAAGAAGACGAACCAAGACCGGCATAAGAAGCCTGAGCGCCCTGAACCAAACCACTGAGGCCATACTGCTGGGAGGCTGCGAATGCGGGGTTAAGGAAGCCCTGGAGTCCGATTTGTTGCTGGGCAGTACCCATCTGGTAGGCTTGCTGGGCAACGCCTTGACGTTGGGTCTGACGTTTCTGACCCATATTGTAGGTGTTAAGGATTTCCAAGTCACCACCCTGACGGCTGAAGGACAAGCCACGTGCAGCTCCGGCGGCCCGTGCAGCTTGCTGGGCTTGGTTAGTTTCTTGGGCGTTCAGCGACGAACCCATCTGCAAGTCAGACAAAGCCTGTTGACCGAAGGTATCGTAAATGCCACGGGTGGTTGCATCCATCGACCCAATAGCGGCCTGGGTAGCCTGTTGACCAAAGCCACCCATCATCGTCAACTGGTCGCCAGCGTAACGCTTCTGCATCGCCTGGGCTGGGTCGTACAGATCGCCATACAGACCAAGCAAGCCCTGAGACTGCCCCTTAAGGCTCGCCATCTGCTGGGCGGTAAGGAGGGGCTGGAGGCCAGCCTCATAGCCAACTTGCTGACGCAGGAGTTGGTCTTGGGCCTTGAGAGCATTACTACCCTCGGCTAGATATTGGTTATAATCAGCAGTAGGATTAGGTGCTGGTACTTTTGCTTTGCCGCCCATTAGAGTGTTTCGGTTAGGTTTATGTATTTATTAGAGATTTCGACCACGTTGTCGAATTGGATAGCCCACTTCTTCTGGTTCTCCCAGTTCGGGAAGCGGGTCTTAAAGCGATGGACTAGGCCGACACGACCCTCGGTGTTCAGGGCGCACCAGTCCATAATGCAGAGTTCCTTGCCGGGTTCGTCTGCCGGGAAGACCTTGAAATCCGGGTTAAGGGCTGACTCATCCCCGGTGTAAGGCTCGTTGATGGGGTAGGCAACACCGACCCCAGCGATCCGGCCTTCGGAGTAAGAGACGAAAAGATAGTCGTGCAGGAACGCCCAACGCAGGTAGTTCTTGGTGTCCTTAATGCCGAACGCCTCCCTGCGACCCTTGTAGCGGTTCGCATCAATGAAGGAGGCTAGTTCGGACAGGAGCATCAGGCTGTTCTATACTTGTAGATACGAATTGCCGATGCAGGAAGATTGCCAGTCATAGCACTCCAGCCATCTCCGCTGGTAGGAAACGCATAAGCACCAGTTTGAGTTGCAAAATCAATAGCCAAAGATTGTGCAGTTAACACAGTCCCAGCAGGAACAACCCATCGAGCATTAAGACTTCTTGTAATAAATGTAGAACCAGAACCAGCATCTTGGACAACTTCCATAGCAAGATAACTGCCTGTGCTAATTGTTTGGCTGGAATATCTTACAGCAATTGTCGTATTATATCCTGTGTGTTTGGCATAAATAGCAGTTTCAAAAGCCCAGATTTCTTCGCTTGGCTTCGTGAATACAGCCGTTGTTCCAGCATTGGTAACTCCGACGCCTACTGTAACTTGAGTGGGGAATGTGAACTCTTGGATCTCAGTAAGCACATAGCCGACAGTACCGTTGACTTGCAAAGCCCCCGTGAAGTTAGCCGTCCCGCTAGATGTAAATGCACCAGAGGCCGTGGTCGCTCCAGAAAGTGTTGTTGCTCCAGAAAGTGTGGTAACGCCAGCAACAGTCAGACTCCCAGCAACATACTCAGAGCCAGCAACTGCCGTAGAGCCGTCAACATACAGGTTTCCTGCAATCGACTTGTTAGCAGGGTTCTTAACTAGACCCTTCTTCGTGTACGAAAGCGTTCCCGATCCAGCGGTAGCCGCCGTGGTCATCACATAGGTGAACGAGTTCGTCAGAACTGTAGCCACCCGGAATGTGCCGTTGTAGCCAGTTCCAGCTGCCGTAACCAGGATGACCTGTCCAACCGTCAGAGCGTGAGCCGTGGAGGTGACTGTGACAGTCAGGCCGTCAGCAGAGGTGTACGCTTGCCCGGTGACAATAGTGCCATCATTAGGCGTGATAACGATATCGCTGTTAGCGCCAGCCGTGATAGCGGAGGTTGTGACAGGTACATTAGACCCAAGCACATCAGAGACATTAGCCTCACGGAGAGCCGTGGCAGACAGATCGTACAGCAGGATAGAGTCGCCAGAGGCAACTGTGTTAGCCGTGATGTTAGTCTGGTCAGTGATAGCCCCCGGCAGCAGGGTAGCGCCGTTGGTCTGGTTGTTGAGTCGGGTAGCAGTTACCTGCTGCCCATCAACATAGGTTTCTGGAGATTGGAGTTGGGCCATTTATTTGCGGGTTTGAGTCATATGTCCGGGTACAATGGCCTCTACGGTCACAGACCTGATGGACGGGCGAAGGTTAAGAGAATTAAACTTAACTTGAGAGTAGTAGCCGGACTTGCGAACGGGAAGGCGAAGTGTGACATCTTCCTCCAGGGGCGATCCGTAGGAGTTGATTACCGTATTGAAGTCAGGGTTCACCGTAATGAAGGTGGTCTGAAGATTGGCCCCGGCTGTAAAGGCAGCATCAACCTGGAGACTGGCGAAACGCTTTTCACGGTTAGTCTGGAATGTGTAAGCCCGTGTAATCAGTTCTCCTGCAATCGTGATTGGCGGGAAGGACAGTGCCGTGAGGGTAGTAGGGATGTAGAACGGCAGAACGGGGGTTCCGGTCACGCCGGGGGAAGACGCATTGAACTCATCGTAATCAAGTTCCTCTAGCAAGAACACGCCTTCGTTCTTATCAACCATAAACAGGCGGCGACGATTACCACGCTTGGCTACAACGAACTTCTCGATCGCCTGTGCTGCATTATAGGTGTCAACGGACTCCCAAGCCTTATTCAGAAAGTTGTACACCAACACGGTGTTATTTACCGTACTGTTGTCCAATGGAACGGCTAGGTAGTATCGGTTCTCCCAGTAGGCAGAAACAGCCTTACCGACAGCAGCGAAGTTAATCCTAGCGATGACATCAGAAATGGGTGCAGACAAAGGTTCTGCGAGCGTAAGGAGTCGCATCCCTTCTGGGGTGTTAGCCGATCCGTTCCCAGCGCCAGCCGGGTTAAGCATATACACCCCGTTGTCCGATAGGAACAGGATGCCACCGCCAGCCTGAACGATAGACCCCTTAGCGATGCAACCGATGTCAGAGGCGAGCGACTTGATGTACGAGTCGGCTTCAGTAGCGGCATCCCCAGAAGCGTTAGCACCTACGCCAGCGGCAGCGTAGAAGATACTGTTCCGCATAAAGATGACGAACTCATTAAGAGTCCAAGGCGTAACGGCTACAAGCGTATCTGAACTGCCGTCATTGATTGTAAAGACATCTAGCGCCGACCAAGTGGCATCAGATAGGTAATGGCTGACGCTGATGCTATTGCGATCCGTCTGGACGATGTGGCGGTTGCCATAGTAGATGGCGTGACGGCTGGGAGGGTAGTTATGGTGCGTCAAAGCACCGGGGACGGCAATAGTCGTAGCCCCATCCCAACGCAGGACGCTCTTGCTCTCGCCACGCAGGATGTACACATAGCCGACACCAGTAGCCTGATACAGTTCGACCTCATCGGCAGCGGAGATAGTCTGACCAGCCGGGAAGTTCACCTTGGCTGAGAGGGTGTCCGTGTCTGGGGTGAAAGTGTACAGGCCGTCACTGACGACTAGGACAATCAGTTCTACCCCGGCAGCAGTCGTGTACGAGCAAGAGCCGTAGGCTGGTGTCCCGACAAGCGCGCCAACTGTCAGGCGTTCAGCACCCTTGCGGACGGTAGCGACCCCACGATCCATACGGATGTTCTGAGCCTTGGAGACGAAGTTCTTACCCAGAATGACCGGGTTGTCCCTAGAGTTCAAGCCGATGAACCCTTCGTCACCATCGACTGCGTACTCCCTTGTTGGCATTACTTACCTGTGACAGAGTGCCAGATGGCGAGCAGTTTTTCGGAGTAGCGAGCGCCGACATAGACACCGCTGAGAAAGGACAGGGAGAGTAGGAGGATCGTAATCATTTGGGCAGAGAG